TAAAAATGAGGTAACAGAAAAATTCCAATCTAAAGATCAACAAGGTTTATTTTGGGCACGTTGTAACAAGTGTAAAAATAAAAACTGTAAGTGGTGTTCATTAGCAAAAGAATTTTCTAGTAAAACAACTAAAAAAGATTATGAGACAATGCCTCAGAACAAAGATGAGGTTACTGAAAAATTTTTGGAAGATTCTATTGTGGAAATGGTTGAAAGTTATCTTACACCTAAAATGACCAAAAAAGAAATTATGTCTTCGATACAGAATAAAATTGGTAAAAGTCATAAAATGAAAAAACCAATCGGAAAAGTTTTTTCTATGGGTAAAGAAATGTCTGAAACAGATTCTGGACTTGAAAAAAATGATTTCATGTTTGCATTAAATAATGTTTTTAAAAATTTAGGTTATGATGAACGCAAGAATTAGAAGAGCGATTAGAAAAGTGATGTTGGAGGCACCGATGGATTTTGGTGACTATCAAGAAAGACCACACCCAAGATCCCAACAAAAAATTGAAGACCCGGAAGGAATATATGCTAAAAACAAATCATTTAAAAGAGGTATTTCAGATGTTGAGAATTTGGCATCAGAAAGGTTCAAAGAAGTGGTTGATAAAGTAAAAGAATATTATAATATCCAAGGAGATTTCAGAGGGACTACTTTAACTTCCGCAATCATGACTGATTTTCAATCCGCTTTAAGACGAGTCTTATCAATCGAATCTGGAAATAAAGAAAAATTACGTGATTTGGCAGTTGAGATTGCTTCTACATTCCAAGGATGGATGCCGGTTAGACAAGAAGACATCAAGGATGAAAATGGTAACGTAATATTTTATGCGAATGACCCAGTCACTCTCGAACAAGGTTTGGAAGACGGAACTATTGAAAAAATGGACTATGAGGGGGGAAAATTGTATTTGTTACCTGATATTAATCTTTTAACATATTTTGGTTCTGAACAACCCATTTCACCCGAACAATTCCAAATGACACCAAAAGAAAATACACCACTCCCTATACCACCAAATTTTTCTTTCGATATTGATGAGTTAACTCCAGAAGAAAAAAAACAATTAGAAATTGATAAAAGGAATGTAATTAATATTTTCATTGGTGCTGCTGGAAAGAGAGGTCAATTTTACTATCTCTATTACAAAAATCAATTAGACGCAATTAATCCTGAACTTTTTAGTTTATATAATAAAATTATGTCGGCAAATGATTTAATGTATTTTATGAATGAAGATTTAATAGAAATGTTAGGTGGAAATGCCTCTGGTTCGGCGAAAAAATTAAATAATATTAATTTACCAGATTCTGATGATGAGGATGAAGATGAAGATGAACAAGATTCTAGAGAGGGTATCCAAACCTGGGAAGCAAATGGATTAATTTTTCCAATTTTATTACATGAACTTTTTAAGGTTTTTGAAATGCTACCCGCTAGAAGTCAATGGAAAGATATGGATCCCGGAACTGCGACCGATATTATTTCGCAAACTGATACATTACAAAATGAACCCATGAATTTCAGGTTGATGAAATTACAACAAAAACTAAATGTTTTAATACCAACAGAACTAGGAGAACCTCAAGGTTTCAAATATGTTATAGATTTCAAAAAATTGTTTTATGGTATGGAAGTGGAGGCATTTCACAAACTTGTAAATAATATTATGTCTGAAAATCCTTCGGATAATGAACGTGCAAAAAAACAATTTAGAGAATTCTATGATGAAGCGGTAAGAATTTATGATAGTTATGGTCAAAATGATGAAGAAAACGATTACTAAAAGATTTGTCTAAAAAATTTAATAAATAAAAAAACAGGACCCCCTTTTATTTAAAAATAATTAGGGGGTTTTATATTTATAGAAAATGGGTTTATCTAAAGAACAAGTAATGTTAGAATATGCGAAGTGTATGAAAAATACACCTTACGCATTAAGAACGTATTTACAAACTTATGATAATACGGTTTCTCGTTATGTACCATTAGAACTTTTTCCAGATCAGGTATCATTATTGAATGATTATGAGGAATATGAAGAAAATATTGCATTGAAATATAGGCAAGCAGGTGTTTCGACCGTAACCGCGGCTTGGATTTCAAAAAGGTTGGTATTTGCAAAAAAAATACAACCAGAAAAAATTCTGATTATTGCAAACAAACTTGACACTTCACAAGAAATGGCAAATAAAATCAGAGCCTTTATTGACCAATGGCCAAGTTGGGTTGGTGCTGGTTTTGCACCCGAAAAAAATTCACAAAGACATTATAAGTTGGTTAATGGATCTGAAGTTAAGGCAGTTGCAACCTCAAAAGACGCTTTACGTGGTTTTACACCAACTATTCTAGTTTTTGATGAGGCCGCTTTTATCGAGGCCGACAATGATTTCTGGGCTGCGTGTATGGCATCATTATCAACAGGGGGTAAAGTAATTGTTATTTCTACTCCAAATGGATATGATCCAATTTATTACGAAATCTATGATCAGGCATTAAAGGGAATGAATCAATTTAAGATTTCTGAAATGTTCTGGTACAGGGATCCAAGATATACAAAAGACCTTTATCTTGTACCTACAGATGACATTGTTCATTACCTTTTGAATAGAGAAGATTATGATGAGTCAAAAAATATTTCATTTTCCCATGTAAGTGCTTATGAAAGAGACTATGAAGAATTACAACATTTTTTCAGTCAAGGATACAAACCTTGTTCTACATGGTATGAAAAAATGGTCAAAAAACTTAAATATGATAAAAGAAAAATAAACCAAGAATTAAATTGTGAATTTTTAGGTTCTGGGGATAATGTTTTCGACGCACTTCAATTAGACCAAATAAAAAACGATTCATTACAAGAACCCACAACTAAATTAATGGGTAATTCTCTTTGGATTTGGAAAGAACCAATACAAGGACATCGATATATAATGGGTATTGATGTTTCTCGTGGTGATAGTGAAGATTTTTCCTCGATTCAAATAGTTGATTTTGACGATAGAGAACAAGTTTTAGAATACGTTGGAAAAATACCCCCGGACACATTGGCGGAAATAGCATATAAATGGGGCGTTATGTATAGTACTTTTATCGTAGTTGATATTACCGGGGGGATGGGAATCACCACAGTAAGAAAACTTCAAGAATTAGGGTATAAAAATCTATACATAGATGGGGTTGACACTCTCAATCCTTGGTCTTATAATCCAAGAGTCGGAGAAAAAATCCCAGGAATTAATTTTAATTCTAAAAGAGTTCAAATTATTGCGGCATTTGAAGAATCTGTCAGACACAAATTTAAAATTAGAAGTGTTCGACTTTACAATGAAATGAACACCTTTGTATATGTAAATGGAAGACCAGATCATCAAAAAGGTCAACATGACGACTTGATAATGGGAATATCCATGGCACTTTATGTTGGTGAATCGTCGTTTGCAAAATTAGAAAAAGTTACTGAACAAACAAAAGTTATGTTGGAGTCTTGGACAATAAGTTCAAATGATAATGTTTCTAAACAAATGCATTTTGATCCGGCAATTCCTAACATGAACGTCAGTAACGATAGATATAACAGAAATAATAGTGGACCAAGCAGACAAGACTATGAAAAATATGGTTGGTTATTTGGTAAAAATTAATAGATATGGGATTAACATTTAGAAGGAGAACAAACATTTTACTTAACTCCAAGTTAATCGTGGAAGGTGTGCCCCCATATCCTTCCAAAATATTTCCTCCCGATTTAAAAAAAGATACAAGGGAAAATCGAGTTTATCCCACCCCGACACCCTCATCCACACCAACTCCAACTCCAATACCCTCACCCACACCAACACCCACGAGAGTATAATTTATGTTTAAACTATTGAAATATTTATTTAAGAACTTAACTTTAATACATGGAAAATAATAATAATCAGAATCTGACTCTATGGCAAAGATTGTCCCAAACTCTAGGACCAAATTCTATGTTGAATCAAGATTTACCAACATACAATATTGATAAAAAAACTCTTCTTAGGACAACAGATAAACAAGAATACGAAAGAGAAAAACTTCAAGCACAACAATCTTTATATTTATCCGGTCAATGGACTAAAATTGAAAATAATCTTTATACTCAAGCGGTTTATTACGAACCAACAAGATTAGCCTCATTTTATGATTATGAATCTATGGAGTTTACCCCAGAAATATCAACAGCATTAGATATATATGCGGAAGAATCCACAACAGCAGACCAAGACGGTAGAATCCTACAAATTTATTCCGAGTCCAAAAGGATCAGACAAATACTAACTGACTTGTTCGATAATGCACTGGACATCAATACTAATTTACAAATGTGGACAAGAAACACTTGTAAGTATGGAGATAATTTTGTTTATTTAAAATTGGATCCTGAAAGAGGTATTGTTGGATGTATGCAATTACCAAATATTGAAATTGAACGATTGGAAAGAGGAATGGAAGCAAAATCAGTAAATGCTGAAGTAGACCCTAAATCAAAAGGTTTGAAGTTCAATTGGAAAGCAAAAAATATGGAGTTCAATTCTTTTGAGATCGCCCACTTTCGTTTGTTGGGTGATGATAGGAAATTACCTTATGGAACCTCGATGTTAGAAAAAGCCAGACGAATTTGGAAACAATTAATGTTATCAGAAGATGCAATGTTAATTTATCGTACATCAAGAGCACCCGAAAGAAGGATATTTAAAGTTTTTGTTGGAAATATGGATGACAAAGATATTGAACCATACGTACAAAGAGTTGCAAATAAATTCAAACGAGATCAAATTGTAGATAAAAATACAGGAAATGTTGATTTAAGATTTAATCAAATGGCGGTAGATCAAGATTATTTTGTTCCAGTTAGAGATATGGCAGCCCCAGAACCGATAACAACTCTTCCTGGTGGTACTAACCTTTCTGAAATTGCAGATATTGAATATATTCAGAAAAAACTGGTTACGGCTCTTAGGGTACCAAAAGCATATTTAGGTTTCGAAGAAGTTGTAGGTGATGGAAAAAATCTGTCCTTACAAGATATTAGATTTGCAAGAACTATTAATAAAATACAAAAAGCAATGATTGCAGAATTGAATAAGATTGCAATTGTTCATTTGTTTTTATTGGGGTTCGAAGATGAATTACAAAATTTTACCCTTGGGCTAACAAATCCGTCAAAACAAGCGGATTTATTAATGGTGGATGTTTGGAAAGAAAAAGTATTACTTTATAAAGATCTTGTTACTGAAATTCCAAACTCTTTGGCACCTACTTCAGCGACTTGGGCGAAAAAACATATTTTTGGTTTTTCTGATGAAGAAATCAAACTCGATATCCAACAACAAAGATTAGAAAGAGCGGTTGCCGCTGAATTAGCAAATACCGCCACTGTAATTACTCATACTGGTTTATTCGACAATGTAGATAAATTGTACAAACAAGTTACAGGAAGTACCGAAACACCACCAGAAGGAGGTGCACCTGGAGGACCATCAGGACCTCCTCCAGGATTACTGGGAGGTGGGGGACCACCTCCTCCGCCACCACCAGGTGAAGGACCAGGGGGATTACCTGAGGGTGAGAAAAAAGACAACTTAAAAATACTTTTGGAAAGTGATGATGTATTAGGTGATTCTTTTGTTGATTTATCTAAAGCAGGAAATGGATTAGGTATAATTGAGGAAGAATTATCAAAATTATTAAATAGATAATATTTATAATAAAAAATTATTATGAAATTTGGTATTCTTAAAACTAAAATAGAAGATCTTTTAATTGAGTCATATAAAAATGATACATTAAAAAGAGACATGTTTGTTTTTGATGAACTTATATTAAAAAACAAAAACCTCTCTAAATTATATTATTTATATGAAGAACTTTCAACTAACAAAGGTTTGTCAAAAGAATTGGCAAATGAACTGATCAACCAGTCTATTACATTGTATGAAAATTTAGTGAACAAAATTTCTAGTGAAAATATTAACGAAATCAAACTTTGGGTTGGTTCCCAAAACACAAAAAATAGATATGCAGATTTAGACAATTTGTTTTCGAAGAATGTTACCGACATGATTAATAAAGTTGTTAGCAAAAACCAAATTGCAGAATCTTTAATGAAAAATACTGAAAAACCTAAACCAATCATTAAAGCATCTTTAAATGAAATGGTTGACGTAGCAAACAAAACTGTTAAAACATATATCTCATCCCTCAACGAGTCAGAACAAAAAGAATTAAATAAGATATTGTCTAAATCCGACAAAGATTTAAAAGTTAGATTTGAAATTATTAAAGAAGATGTTTTAGAGAAGTTAGACACCTTATTAGAAACCGAATCTGATGACGTTACAAAAATTAAATTGAATGAAACGATCGAGAAAGTAAAAAGTGTTAGTTATAATAAATTAGATTATTATAAATTAAATCAATTGAAACTTAATCTTTAAGTCTCAATTTTTGAACGTGAATTGCTTTATTAATTTGATTTCTTTTCTTAACTGATTTTTTCTGAAAATATTTTCTTTCCATAAGTTCAGAACTTTGTCTTGTTTTAATTACCTTTGATTTAAGGTCTTTCAAAGCCTTTTCAATATTTCCCTTTTTTTTGATTTTAACAATTATCATATTGTTTTATTGATATATACACAAAAATTGTGTATTTTTTGTTAAAATAAACATTCAATGATGAAAATTATTTATGAAAAAAGGAAAAACTTCAAAACTGGAAGGTTTTAAAGACTCTAAAATCGTATATGGAACTGTAGATTCTAAAGAACTTAAATCTGTATACGTAAATTTACAAACATGGGTTGAGCCAAAAGAGGATGAGGAAAATTGGGCAAGAATTGTTTCTAACATGTCAAGATCAATAAAACATTCAGTTTATGATTCAATTGATGATTCAATTTTCGATAGAAAATATATTGTCGACATGGATCTAAGAACAAGTGGTTTAAACATAAATAAAAAATCATTTATGAATTTGGAAATGAATTTTTTTGTAATATCAGAAATAGAATTTAAATCAAAAGAATTAAGAAATTCAATCAAAAATATAATCAATTCGATTTACGATGACATTTTTTTCAAAAATGAATATTTCAAATTCTCTTTAACAAAATCAGGTAACAAAAGTAGAAAAAATTTAGATTTCCAAACTGTATAGTATTTATTAAAAAAACTATTCTATGGATAATTTAAAAATTTTGGGACCAAGAGAGACTGGTAAGGGTATTCTTATTGAATATGATGCGGGATATATCAACCCAAGAGAATCTAGAAACTTAGAAATTCTAAAAGAAAACAAAAACTTTTTGGACTATTCAAAACCATTCGAGTTTTATGCCGTCCTTCAAAAATATGATACACCCAACCGAAACGGAAGAGTTTATCCTGAAGAAGTCCTGAAACGAGAAGTAAATAACTATAAAAAGATGATAGAGAAAGGTACTTCCCTTTCTGAATTAAACCATCCAGAATCTTCACTAATAGATTTGGATAGAGCATCACATTTAATTACTGAGGTATGGTGGGAAGGTCCGGTTCTTTTAGGTAAGTTAAGATTATTGACAAGTCCAGGATTTCACGAAAGAGGAATTGTTTCTACAAAAGGGGACTTAGCAGCAAACTATCTTCGTCAAGGTGTTACTTTAGGTATTTCTTCTCGAGGAGTTGGTTCTTTGAAGAAAGTTGGTGAACAAAATGAAGTACAAAAAGATTTCGAGTTAATTTGTTTTGATCTTGTTTCATCTCCATCCACACCTGGAGCATATCTATTTTTAGATCCAAAAGATAGATTTAATTTTGAGGAAAATTTGGAAGAAGAAAAAAAGATGGGTCAAGAACGATTGACAAATTCACAACCATCTCAGATTGATAAATCAAAAAATTTAATGGATAAATTATCCGCATACCTTGATAAGTAATTTTTTTATTTTTATATTTAAGTAAATTTAAAAATAAAGTTATGAACGAAAAGTATTTTGTGTGTAAAATATCAACTGACATGGTTGATGAAAATTCTGGAAGAGTTAAGAAATTAAAAGAAGAAAAATTGGTGAGAGCATTTTCACCAACTGATGTTGAGGCTAAGATTACTAAAATCTACGAGAACTATACACAGGATTGGAGAATCACCTCAATTGTTGAAAGTAAAATCGATGAGGTGATCGAATAATCAAAATTAATTTTTTTGGTAAAAGGTGGGAAGAGATTCTCACCTTTTTTTTATTTATTTACAATTTAAATGAATTTTTACAAAATCAACATATTTATATGTAAATCAAATTTAAAAAATGAATAAAAAAAACCAAACGGTTGAAGAGGCTCTTTTCCAGTTACGAAACTTGGAAGAGTCTGTACAAGAAAATGCAAAAGGAATACTTGCCTCTACTATGAGGGATGAAATCAGATCTTTAGTAAAAGAATCTCTTGACGACGAAGAAGACGATGAGGAGATTATTGATTTACCGGCAGACGAACTTGAAGTTATGGACATGCCGGATGATGAAGATGACTTTGACGATGATGAAGTCTTGGATGTAAGTCCATTTGGAGATGACCCAGAAAGCATGAGTGCTGTGGTTGATGTTTTCAAAAAGTTACAACCAGGTGACACAGTCGAAGTAATTAGCAGTGAAACTCCTGATGGAAGAAGATCTGTAAATCTAAAAGACACCGAAAATGATACTGAATACATCATTACTATGAATGAATCAGATATCGATGATTATCCAGAAGGTGAATACAGTGAGTCTGATGAAGACGATGATACTGAAGAAATAAACTATCTAAAAGAACTTATGGGAGACGAAGAAACAGGAACCGAGTATGAAATTACTTTTGGTGATGAAAATTACGGAGAACAAAATGAAGATGAAATGTTCGGTGGAAACAAACATAACTTCCATAGACAAGATGGTCACAAAATGGGTGATGTAGGTGGAAGAAAGTATGGTAAAGGTGGACACTACAAAGATTACGAATCTAAAATGTCTAGAATGTCCAGAATGGGATCTGATGAAATGTTAGAAATGGATTTCGAACTGGATGCCGAAACTAAACTTTCTGATAGAATGATGGAGGCAAAATCCTTTAAGGCTAAAGGTACTGGAATGGGTAACCCAAATAAATTTAAATATTCAAAGGACTCAAATTCCAAAGGTTTCAACACAAAAATGAAACAGGGAGATGCGACCAAGTATACTGGTAAAGTTCCGAAAAAAATGGATTATGATGATGAGGTTAACATGGAAGGATATACTGAAAAGCCGAAGAAAAGAGAAACTAAAGAATCTTCACGAACTTTAGGGGCTGGTAAATATTGGGGTAGAGAAGGTCTTCCTAAACCAAAAGCGGCACCACGTAGATTACGTAAAGAAAGTACTGAAGAACTTGAAATTCTTAAAACTAAAAATGAGGAATACAGAAATGCCTTAAATGTGTTCAGAGAAAAACTTAACGAAGTTGCAGTTTTCAATTCAAACTTGGCTTACGCAACAAGATTGTTTACAGAACATTCAACAACAAAACAAGAAAAAATCAATATCCTTAAAAGATTTGATTCAGTGGAGTCGTTGAAAGAATCTAAAAATCTTTATCGTACAATCAAATCAGAATTGGACACAACACCAACTATCAATGAGTCAAAATCAAAAATAAACGAATCTATCGAGAGAACTGTAAACAAAACTCCATCTAATGGGTCTTCAGTAAACTTGATCGAATCAAAAACTTATGAGAATCCTCAGTTCTTACGAATGAAGGATTTGATGAAAAAACTATAAAAAATAAACTTTTTTAAAAACTCGTATATTTATTATATACATAAAACTAAATAAAGCCTAAAAAAAATTAAAAATGGGAGCATTATTAGAATCAGGTCTTGTTGGTAACATCGGTCTTAAGCACCTTAAAGTTATCAAAGAAGATACTATTAACAAATGGGATCGATTAGGATTCCTTGATGGTCTTAGAGGTCATCTAAAAGAAAACGTGGCACAATTATATGAAAACCAAGCGTCACATTTGATTAACGAAGCAACTTCTGAAGGTTCTAACGGAGCGTTCGAAACTGTTGTTTTCCCAATCATTCGTCGAGTTTTCTCTAAATTGTTGGCAAATGACATCGTATCAGTACAAGCAATGAACTTACCAATTGGTAAATTGTTCTACTTTGTACCTAAAATCCAAGGATATTCTGGTGGTACTTACACAGGAGCATATCCGTCAAACTCTGGAGACCATTATTCTCCTGTAGGTGCACCTGGTAACTAC